GTAGATTTCCCCTTAGGTCTCTGGCTAGGTAGGTTTTTTTACTCCGTCATACCAGCCATAGCGTCACTCTCAACAGTTTCCGCTGCTGCCACTCCAAGGTAGCCAGCTTTACCTAGCTTAAGACCAGCCATTCCTATTGACTTTGTAAAGTCCTCTACGCTAAGTTTGTTTTTACTATAAGCGTCTGCTACCTTACTAATAGTATCAATAGCATCTGGGTCTAACAAAAGAGCAGACAAGGCTTTATCTCTTGAGTCGTGAGTCTTCTTAGCAAAGAAACGAGAAAGTATAATAGATATTTTCTGATACCCACTGCTTATCCTATCTCTAAACAAAGAACCCATCATAGGAAAGGAAGAGCCAGTAGCTTCGGATAACACATCTTCTTGCTTTGCTGAGAAAGCATAAGGAATGTTCTCTGGTTTTATCCTTTTATTTAGGTCGTTGACTCGGCCTAGCCTCTCTATCTGCTCAAGGTAGCCTGGTGCTTCGGGTGTTTTACGTGGTGGCCCCATCCACTTCTCATACGCTGTTTTGTTCTTGGTTATAAAACTAATAGTTCCTTCTGTAGAGTCTAGGGCTTTAGCTAACAAGGCAGCTCTAACACTTTGCTTAGCAGCTCTTGCTTCGTTGGCTGTTAAGTTGCTTAAAGTATCAAAATACTTATTACTTAGCTCAGGCTTCTTTAAGATTTCATTCACTACAGAATCTAAACCTTTCTTATATACGCTAGAAAACATATTATCGGTAAGTTTCTTAGACACCCTTGCATAGTCTTCATTGATTCTGCTTCTAGTTGCTAAATAAGAATCTAATGTTTTGCCTATGTCAGCTAGCTCTCTTTCAAAGCCTGGGACTCTCTTTATAGTTTCTCTGTTTCTATTTAAAAAGGCAGCATAGGTTTCGGGACTGAAGGAGCCATCTTTCTTAAAAGCACTATCCCCAAGTTTAACTAACAGGGCTTCCCTTACAATTGGAACGCCCTCTGCTCCAGTGTAATCTAAGAAGTCCCTAGCTACTTCTTTCTTTAGCAACTGTGTTCCTGCTTCTTCAGCAAACTTCTTAGCATCTAAAGTCTTTAATCCTTGAGAGTTAAGAGGAATACCAGCGTTTTTGTAATACCATTCATCTACACCGAAGTATTCCTTAGCAAACTTAAGGTCAGTGTTGCCTATCTGATTCTTTAGTTCTGTCTTTAAATCCCTTAGAGTTGTTCTTTTAAGGTCATCGCTCGCTAGCCTAACTGCTTTGTTTATTTCTCGCTTAAGTGAGTCAACCTCTTTTAAAGACACTGAGTTAAAAACACGATACTTCTTTCCATCGATGACTTTAATTTCAGGAGAGAAGTTTCTTTTTATCTTGTTGTATATTTTAGGCATATCCTGAAAAGCATTAACAGCTTTCATATCTTCAGCCACTTTGTATATTTCCTTAACAGAAGACCCTGGCATCTTTACGCCTAGTCCTTCATACTTGTCTAATACAAAGTTATACTTTGCTCCGGCTTTCTCCCCAACAGCTTTTATCTTTGCATCTAAGAGCCCCTTCGTGCGCTCTCCGATTGTTAAAGAGTTTTCTGTTGACCGCAGCTTACTGGCTGTGTTTTCAATAGCCTCGTCTATCTTGTTTATTCTTTTCTGCACGTTGTTAAGAGTAGAGACATAGTTTCTATTATATTTAAGCAAGTTCTTCTGCAAAGTCTCTGGGGCGCTGTCACCAAAAAGCTGCTCAGCTCTCTTGTTTATTGCTGCTGTGTTGCTTTCTAGTGTCTTTTTTATGTCTCCTCTAAACTCAGCATTAGCTTGCATGAAAGAATCTGTGTTTTTCTTTATTATCTGGTTGTCGTAAGCCAGAGCAGCAGCAGGTAATACTACTTCAGGTACTTCAGAAGCTAAGGCTCTAGTTGCTCTCAGCTCGTCTCCTAAGTTAGCATTTTCTGACACTGCTTTCTTTATCATAGTGTTGACTTGAGAGTCTGCTACGATAGTAGCTGCTTCGTCTATCTTATCTAAAGCCTTCTTTGTGTCTCTTCTATTTTTTATAATAGGAGAAACAACAGTCTTACCTCCTCTAAAAACAGCACCAGGCGCAGCATAGCCCCCCATGCCAAGGATAGTAGCGAAAGTAGCAGAAAGCGCATTAGTAGCTAAGTCACTCCATTCGTTTCTTTCTCCTATATCACGCCCTATTTCTGCTCCGGCAGCTCCAAAAAACGCAGCAGAGCCACTGTAAGCTAGCTCAGTTAATAAACCGAGTTTACCTTTCGCTCCTACAACAGACATCACAGGGTCTCCTGCTAACGTCCTCGTTGCATAACCAGCTAGTCTTTCAAAGTCTGAGTCAGGGATAGTCTCAACGTAGTCTAATAAGTCTCCTGCAAATTCCCTCTTAGAATTTTCTAAAGCAATTTGATACTCTTGGTCTCTTCTTTTAACTTCCTCACGGCTTAAATTACCAGTAAGGTCTTCTTGAGTAGGCGCAGGAAGGTCAAAGAGCCAAGCAGCTAAAGGCTGAGAAATAGTATTAACAGCATTAAAGGCTGCGTCAGCAAGCCCCAGTTTAGTTTGTTCTTTAATAAACCCAGTGTTTTCTTCCTCTACAGCTATCTCATAAGGGTTTGCAGGAGTCCAAGAAGAGGCTCCACTAGCTTGTGTCTCCTTTATCATAGAAGCTATGCGCTGGGCAGACTCAATATCTCCTGCTTTATCTGCGTTGATAAGAGCTTTTTTCATCTCTTCTATTGTATAATCAGCCATTCAAAACTACCTATAGTTCTACGCCATACTGTTTTAAGATGTCTTCTTGAGTACGTTCTTCTTGAGGAGAATCGGGGTCAGACTGAGGAGGTAACGGGGAATCTACAGGAAGACCCGCGCCTAGCCTTACTCCTCTCTGTGCTGCCTGTATAGCTTCTAAAGACATTACCTCTCCAAATACTAGCCCTGCTGCGTCAATCTTTGCATTCAGCTCTCCTTGGTAAAAGGTCTTCATTGTGTCAGCTAGTTCTTCAATAGTATCTATGCTGTCCTCAGTTGGGATACCTGAACCAACAACATATAGCCAGTCTTTTACTTTAGTTGCAATATCTTTCTGCCTGAGGAAGTTTTGAATAATACTGGCTGCCCTTACGTCATTATCATAAAGCTGCCCCATCATAGCAGCGACAAGCTGATAAGCTCCTTTCTCTTTCTTTACAGTAGGAATACTATCTATAATACTCCTAGCTCTGGTATATTGCTCAGAAGCATCTGAATACCCTGGGAAGTCTATAATAAAGCTGGCAGCTTCTGTTCTTTCTTCTAACTTACTAAGCCCTTCATTAGCTCTTATTTTAGACTTATTAAGTTTATCTAGTTGCTCCATAACTTGAGGGTTAGAAGGGTCGTCTGTTCCCAAAGCAAACATAATGTTTTTAATATCAGCGGTAAGAGTCATGCCTTGCTTGAGAGGAACTAAAGGAGACCCGTCAGCTAAGTGAGCAGTAATACTGTCTGGAGTAAAGTCCTTATGTAAATTTGCTATATCTTTAGGAGATAGCTCGTTGGGGTCTTTTCTAAGCACTAAATCTCCAGTACCTGCTGCAAACTCCTGGACACTTTCCGTAGTAAAGTCCTTATATAAACCTGCTATATCTTTAGCAGAAAGTCCTTCTTCTTCCTCTAGAGGAACTAAGTTACCTGTTCCTGCTTCGTAAGCCTTAATACTGGCTGGAGTAAAGTCCTTATATAAAGCTGCTTTATCTTTAGGAGATAGCTTTTCTTCTAAAGGAATTAGACTACCTTCTCCAGCTTCATATTTCTTAATACTGTCTGGAGTAAACCTCTCAAACAAAGCTGCTTTATCTTTAGGGGATAGCTTTCTTGCCCTTCCTTGCGCTAGTATCTTATCCAGCTCCTCACCGAGTTTATCTGATTTTAATGTTCCTGTTGCTACCAGAGGACTTAAACTGCTCAGCCTCCTTTTTATCTCAGGGTCATCAACTGTACTCATTGCAGTATTAATTCTAAGTATATCAGCAGCCTTTTGCATATAAGCAGTGTCCTGCCTCTGCTGATTAACAGCATCTATCTGTCTCTCTGTTTGAGTCTTAGTGTCAAGACCAAACATACCTCGTATAGCACTACTCATTTCTTCTTGTTTAGTTCTCTGAGGGTAGCTCAAAGTAGTTGAAGAAGTACCGCTGAACAGGCTTTCAGGAGATGTACCAGGCCTTGTAGCAGTAGTAGCTTTTGTAGCAGCTCCAAAGTCTAACAAAGGAGAAAGTGCTTTTGTAAAATCAACATTAGCCATTACGCATTACCACCAAAAATTGTACCAAAGAGACCGCCTTCACCGAAGATAGGAGTAGCCTCAGTAGGTCTTGTTCCAAAGAGTATTTCAGAAAGTGTACTTTGATTACCTCCACCAAAAAGAGCATCTCTTAGAGTTCTAAGGTACTCTTGCTCAGTAGCAGCAGCAGTGGTTTCTCCCATTGTAAGAGCTTGCAAGCCTCCTAAGCCTAGCTCTCCTTCAGTAATTACACCTTGCAAACCAGCTCTAGTGCCTAGCTCAGAGAACGGTGTAGCAGCACTCAGTAGACTCAGCGCCTGTTGCTGAGGTAAGAAAGCAGCCTGTACTCCACCAAGTCCTAGCTCAGCCTGTAGAGCCTGCTGCTGTCTTCCCTGTCCTAGTGCTTCAGCGATAAGACCTGCTCTTTGCTGTTGCTCTGCCTGTGCTTGCTGTCTAGCCATCAGTGCATCGGCAGCTTGCTGTTCTTGGATTGCTTTCTCCATAGCAAACTGCTCAGGAGTACCACCGTACTGCGCTGTGCGGATACCTTCTCGTCCCTGCTGGAATAGACGATTTTCTAAGGCTAGTCTTTGACGTTCCTGCTCAGGCGCACGAAGAGCCTGTAACTGGCTAAAGACATCCTGCTGAGCTGTGCCGATGTCAGGGCCGAGGAGCATACCCTGTAATCTTGCTTGTTCTTGCTCTAGCTTGTCTGGGCCTAAGACTCCCATTAACTGCTGACCACCCCTACGGGCTATCTCTCTAGCAGCTTCTTCTTGAGACTCAGGCATAGATACAGTAACACCACCCTCTTGACCTACAGAGATACGTGGGCCTAGCCCTGTAGATACAGTGAATGGCTTAAACGTACCAGCAGCCTGAGTAGCTAACTCGCTTCCTAGTCCTGTTATTCTTTCATACGCTTTTTCACCAGCCCCTCTCTGAAGGTCTGCTAATCTTTCCGTAAGAGCAGCCTGAGAGCCTATGTCAAAAGCGCTGCCTAATAAGTCTTGCCAAGCCATTTATATTACCTCTTTATATCAACCTGCCCAGCAGAGCAAGAATGTCTATCTTCTGAATGGAGAACGGAGCGTCATTCACAGTAGCTTCGATACCTACAGTAACCACAGTGCCGTTACCTGTTCCGTTAAAACCGTTAGTGTTAATAATGATACTAGCTGAATACTCTGCATCTGATGTGTTGTATTCTGACACACCATATTCTGCAATCTTCTTGTCAGCAAAAGTAAAAGTCTCTTTGGTATAGGATGAGCTATAATCATAACCCCAGTTAAGTACAGCCTGAGTGTTCTGCCCACCAATAATAGTAAGAGTAAACTTCTTAAGAAACTTTAGGTTAGCAGCATTACCAAAGTCTAGTGGATTACTAAAGTAACTCAGTGTGTACTGAGAGCCATCATCGTTATAGCCTTCGTACTTAGTGATACCTGTGCTGTGTCCAAAGTATAACGTACCATCTTCTAGCCTATGGAAACACAGAGGGTCTATCTGGCTCCATGTGGTAGCCCTATAACTTCCATCCTCTAGTGGACTCCTTATGTCAAAGCAGTACACAATGTTCTGTGATGGGAAGTTGACTAGATAAAAAGCATTCTCTTGGCTGTAGACAGAGTTAATGTTGCCTGTCTCAGCAGCCAGTGTTGTTGTTAAGTCGTTCCTGACATTCCTACTAATATCCCTGAGAGGTGCTGACTTTTCCTGTATCGTCCTAGCCAAAGACCTAACGCCTGTAGAGCTAAGGAACACAAGGTCAGTACCTACGTTCTGTACTGTATCTCTAGCAACACAGCCTATGTTACCTACGGTATCAGCTAGAGACATTGAGGAAGGGTCTGTTGCACCCTCATAGATAAGGATAGAGTTCTTCCCGAATATCACTAGGAGGCCATTATGGGCTGCCAGAGCCGTTATCTCGTCATACCCGTTAGGCCAGTGCTTGGTAACGTCTAACGAGCCTGTAGAGCCACCAGAGAAGCCTGAGCCGTTCAGCAGGTCAGACCAGTAGATAGTAGATTTATCTGTAGCAAAGTCAGCTATCCATATTCTACCATAAGCAGCCAGTATCTCGTTACCCTCTGGAGGTGTGCCTGTAGCGTGTGCATGGCTAGACATTGGCTCTACCACACCAGCATGGTCTGAGTACATTAAAGGCTCATAGCCACGCTGCACCATGTAAGTATGGTCATTAAAGTTGACTGCTTTCCAGTTGTTAGCTGTAATGCTGTAAGAAGCAGGAGTAGCATCTACTAATGTTGTACTACCTGTAAATATCTTATTGTTACCAGCAGACAGAATAACCTCATTACCATCCGAGTCTCTGTACTGATGTATCATCTCTAAGCCAACACTAGAACCAAGCACAGAAGCACCGTTGGTAGTTACCTCCGTGTAGCCTTGCCTAGCACCAACACGACCATACTGGTCAATCACACAGTTATCTGCAATAGACGCAAAGGACGGATTAAGTCCTATGGGCGAGTCCTGTGTGTTAATACCAAAGAAGCCGGGAGCTGCAATGGTAATGTTCTGTAACTGTTGTGCCATTAAACGGCTCTCCACTCAGTCTCGTGTGGGAAGTGTCCAGCATCTAAAGCTATAGCATCAGACAGGCTGGTATTAGCTATGGCAAAGTATTCCTGTGTAGAAGTACCACCAGTCTCACCACGCTCACGTACAGCCATAGCAGTCGCTAAGTGTATGATAGGACTAGGGGGCAGTACGCAGTCTGTGGCATCCTCTGACAGCTTGTCTTCCTTTACAGTCAGGTCAAAGCGTAGAGAGTAGACACCGTTAGGTGTAGGGTACACATTGATTGTTCTGTCATCGTTGCTGTCCACACCAGAGAAGGTAAAGTACAGAGGTGCGCCAGTGGCTGTGCCTGAGATGTGTAGTCTTTCGTTGAACTTACCTAGTGAGTCCATCTTCAGTCTGACGTTAGAGGTATCGTTAATAGCATCTAACAGCTTGTCTTTGATGCCTGAGCCAGTCAGTGAGTAGCTGTTGTCATCTGCCACGGTAGACACTGTGATGGTAGTCCTCAGAGCAGACCAGTCCCAAGCGTCTTCTACAAACTCTTTGGCATCATTCACAAACTCCCCAATCATAGCAGAGTAGGTGTTCTGCGTTACAGTAGTTACCTCTGCCTCACGCAGTCTCTTTAGGACGTTGTTTACTAAATTTAAATATGTCATCTTACACCTTGTATCTCTGTGATATGCCACTCAACAGATACTGTGGAGCAGCCATAGGACTTGCCTGTGTTAGTCTACCTACTAATGGTATGTTAGCGTCTATCTTAAAGAGGTCAGGAGCTAGTACCTCTGATGTTGTTCTGTTAGGACTAGCAGCAGCAAAAGCAAACATCCCCTGTTGTGCCGGTTCTGGCTCTGTTGTAGGCTGCTGAGGTAGTCCCGGAGTAGGAATCTGAGGCTTAGGAGCGTTTAAATCAACGTACTCTTCGTCATCAGTAGTATCTTCTTCTTCTTCTTCTTCTTCGTCAGTAGTTGTCGTAGGCGTAGTAGTTGGCTTAGGTAACTCAGTAGGGTCTGCTTTAGTAGTTGTAGTAGAAGGCTTAGGCTTGTCAGTTACAGTAGTATCTTCTACAACATCAGGAGGAGGAGTAGCTAAGTCAGCTTCAGTTACAAAGTCCTCAAACTCTGGGATACCTTCTACGTCTGCTACAGCTTCGTTAAAGTCTCCTACTGTCTTACCATAACGGTCAAGCACACCTCTGATTCTTTCTTGAGTTACTGGGCCTGTCTGTCTTTCTAGCCAGCCACCTATGATGTCAGCTAAAGTAGGCTCATCTGTTTTGTCGTCAATAATCTCAGTCTGAGTAGTGTCATCGTCAGTGGTGCTTGTAAGTATGTCTAGTTCTTCTTCTTCAGAAGTAGTAGAAGTTATAGGAACTGCATCAGTAGCTGCTTTATTAGCATCTTCCCAAGAAGCACCACCCTCAAGAGCAACATCCCTTATCATCTTCCTTATGTTATTTATGTAATTTAACTGGTCTTGTAAATCAGCTCTAGCTCGATTCATAGAAGATAAGCCAGGAGTAATATCAAAACCCCCTACCCCAGAAGTTGTAGGAAAAAGAGAAGTATCATTACTTATAAAAGGATTATCATTTAAATCAGGCACTATGACTTCCTCTCTACCTGCTTAACTTTCTCTACAGTGCGCATAGCACCTAAGCCAAGCATACCTAACAAGACAGGCAACAGAGTCTCCATGTCAATCAGTGGGATGACGACATCGTACTCTAGTAGTTCTAGCACCATGTTAGTAAACGGGATAGTAATAAAGTTACCTGCCATGCCTAAGACACAGACCCAACCTACTGCTGGCCTCCACCCTGACACAAACAGAGAAGGATGTTCAGCCTCTGCCTTGTTTATCTCTAGCTGTGCTTTGACTACCTCATGAGCGTGTTTCTCTGCCATAGTAGCTATATCGTGAGCCAGGGCAGCCTTCTTGTCTTTGTCTTCTATGAACTTGTCTAGTATCCCAGCAATAGGGCCAGCTAGACTACCAATAAGATTAAGCATTACTTACCACCCCAGTTCATCCAAACACCTGTAGCTAAAGCAGCCAACAGTGCAGTAGTTAGCATCCTAGCTATGGTCTGACCCACAGTCTTTTTAGTGTCACGCCAAGTCTCCAGTAAAGACCTTAGTTCTTTGACATCATCATAGGCTTCTTCGTCAGACAGCCCAATGTTTCTCAGTGCCTGTTTAGCACCTTCTCTGGCTGCTCTGTCAATTAAGTCTTCTATCTCTTGTTCGGTCATCTATACACTCGCTACTGCTGAAACGGCTGCTGCTAATGTGCCTATTACTACCACTGCTGCAACAACTACTATCGTTATGTCTATCAAATCTTTCTTACGCTGTGCTGCTGCTCTTATCTGTTCTAGCCTACGTTGCTTTATCTTTCTGCGTTCCCGCAACATATCCCTGTAAAAGTCACCTTCTCCTGTGTAGATTAGAAACTCTCTCAGTTCCTTCTCCATCTGTGCTGCTTTGTGTTTAGCCATTGTTATCTGCATAGCTTCGGCTTCTACGCTTTCAGCACCAAACACTTTAGTTACATAAGGCTTGGATTCGTGTTCTATCTTTGCTTGGGCTATCTGGTCATTTGCATCCCAGAACTTTGCCAAGCTATCCCCCATTTCTTTTAGTTCTTTTCCCCTCTGTATCCCCGTCTTTAGTGCAGTGAAAGCAGAGTTAGCCAAGCTAATCGCTGCTGCCACTTCTATCATATTAGCTTCCTATAGTTATCCACCCGGTTGTGTTGTCTTCCTGATAAGCCTCTTCGTCCCAAGTAGCCTCACCTTCAGGTTTAGGCAGAGGTGCATTCCAAACAAATGCTGTGCTGTCATACGTCCAAGAATCGTATGGTGATTCATCTGGGCCTTCAGGCAGAGCATTATCCGGGAAGCCAGACTGTGCAGGTACATCACGCAGTGCAGTCCTGTAGTTCTGATAGATAGTTTTATCTGCATCGCTCAGTGGTGAGTCAGGCAGGATAGCCCAATCAGTCTCTGTAAGTCTCTGGTTACGCTGTGCTCGGACATTAGCCTTCTTGTTAGCCAAGTCATTAGCTATGGCATCAGCACTGCGGTCAATGACGCTAAAGGTCTGAAAGTAAGAGCCTTCACGTTCCTCAACAGCACCCTCAATAACTGTCTGCGTATCTGCATTGTAACTTGGGCGAGCATCTTCCTGAAGCACAGCCATGTTCAGACCAGCCAGTGCAGCATCACTCAGAGGCAACGCAAAGCTGGTGTTCGGGTTAGCCTTGAGAATCTGTCTCTCGCTGACTATAGCCGAATTTGTAATGTCGTAGTATCTCATTTTGTTTACCTTGCGTTTGCGTATTTGAAAGGATTCTCTGCGAATGCCATGAAAATATATGGGGAACCTGAAGCGTTCTGATTTGAATTACTCGCCCTTATCTTAAATCCATTACTTAAAAAATCTATTGGGTAAGATGACCAGTCTGCATCTGCATTACTTCCGTCAGAATAAAAAACTACATCAAGAGGATTTTCTGGGTTTCTTGCGCTATCTCTTATAGCCCAAGAGCCTCCTGTTGAAGAGTCTGTTCTTTTAACCATAACCCAAGCAGGTCTAAAACCTGTGTAAACAAAGGGGCCGTCAGTTGAGCCATTCCCGGTGTACTTGCCAAACTTGCTGAAACCTTCTACTTCTGCAAAGCAGTAAAAAACAATTCTATCTGAAGAACCGCCGCTTGCTAGAATACTATTAACATGAACAACTGAACTTGTTGGTTGTGTTCTGTTCCATATGTCTGCCGCTGTGTAAGAAACTCTTGCGGCATTATTATTTAAAGCCACAAACCAATCTTCGGGGGCAGATGCGTCAACACCATAATGGTATGTATTCCAGTTATAGGCGGGTGTAGCATCTCTTGATTTTGTAATAACAACCTTTGGCGCAACTCCAAGTCCATGACCAATAGTTTCCGCAGATTCAACTCCAGTGCCAGTGTAAGTTACAATACTAAACCCGGCATCAGTGTTAGCAGATACAGTAGAGGTTATGGTTCCATCGGTGTTGGATACACCAGAACCGTTGGCTTTCCAGTTCCAAGCTACATAGTCTTCAGTGTTGGTGTTTACTGCTACGTTATTACCAAGCGTAAACCCGGTGGAAGTAAACGATGTCAGTGATTCTGTGTCGGTTGCTTCAGCGTTGGTTAAGTTGGATGATAAATACTTAGTTGCAGTACGTACAGCATCAAACAACATATGGTTGTCAGTCGCGTCTCTGTTCTTAATCCATGTGAAGTCAGGCTGAAACTCCAAGTCAGAGATGGTCTTGCCACCACTACCGATAGCTGTGCCGTTGCCTGTGTAGAGTACAGGAGCGAAGTTCTCATCAGACGTTGTAGCACTATTTGGCCCGATTGTGGATTCTGGGAGGTTGGCTGTGCAGAGTGCTACTGAAGTTCCGGGAGGCGTGTAAGTAAAGGATGATTGCCCAAAGTTACCAGTTGCACTTATAGTGTTGACACCCGGAGTACCACTAGCATCGCCTGTTTGCGGAAACATTCCTTTAACATCATAGGTAAATGTATCCAGCAAAGTATTATTCAAATAGAAAGATACTGTCCCCGCATCTACATTAGCCCGTATTCCTACGACATCTCCAGTAGAGGCCGCAGTGTATCCTGTATGAGAAGTTGCATCTTCATAGAAAAATCCATTGCTGTGGTACATAATACTTTTGGCTAATGGAGAATATACTGTGCTTCGGTCAACCTCAGCAATACCGGCAAGCCAATACGTTCCTGTATTCCATGTTACTTCCCAATACCAATCACCAGATTCAGGAATAGCCATTGTTGCGTAAGCATGGCCTGACCCTGCACCGGGAGTTAATACATCAAGATTACCGTTACTTAGTGTTGGTGTCCCGGAAGCTAAACCGGATAATAGCGGATTCCATGTCGGAAAGTTATTAGTAGGCGTATCAGTCATCTGGTCAGAACTTGTCAGCCCTGAAGATGTGAAGTCGTTGTTGTTACCGCTTACGTCATTACCAAGATTGCTAGAGTCTTGGAAGGCTAAGTAAAAGCCGTTAGTGCCATAAGTTACAGATGGGCTTTTAGGTATCCACACACCGTTTTTAGATTCACCAAAAGCAGATGCGTCATAAACAGTTCCGTCAATAAAGTGATACTCTGCAAGATAACCTTTAAAATTGTAACCAGAAGGCAGACGGCCTATATTATGTGCTAAACTTGTATTGATGTGACCTACTGTGTTTTGTGGGGGATAAGAAGTCACAGCAAAATTAGTCTGTCTTATGCCATTAACATATATAATCATCCTATCGGTAGACGTAGCATTTGCTGTGTCAAAAACTATGACAATATGATACCAAGATGACGGGTCACGAAATATTGCCGCTGTTCTTATATAATAGTTATTTGGAGCAGAATAATACTCAATAGTCATTTGATTATTATATGTATGGATATTTGTTAAAGCGGCTCCGCTACTTGCTTCAAGAAAATGCTGTTTTATATTAGCTGTTATGTCTGAAGGTTTATACCAAAAAGATACTGTCCATTTTTTCCCATCTGAATTTGCAAGAGTCTTTGATAGATAAGAACTACCATCAAACCGAGCAGAGTTATCTATCGTATACGGATAGAAGTCCCCACCAGCAGCATTGCCAGCAGCAGCCTGTATTATTTTCTTACTAGCAGTCATTAAGCCATCGCCTGTCCAGCAGTGAAGCCGTACCACGTAGTACCAGCATCATGCGTGATGAAAACAAAGTAGTCCACGGCTGACGCTGTGGCTGTCAGAGTCGGTGCAGTAGCAGAAGGCCAATCAACCGCAGTAGGCCATGTCACTGTGTACCCGGATGCACTAGCGTCCTGTATTATCTTTAGAGTAAAGCTAGATGTCTTACCACTAGCTGCTGGGTTGCTAAACGTAAACGTAGTATTCTCTGTCAGCGTGTGTGAGAAGTTTGTACCATCCTGCATATTACAGGTAGTGGCGTTGCTGGATGAAGTGACAGCCGTGTATTCTTCACTGATACCGTTGTCGAATGTCACAACACCGTTAGAATCTGCTGTTACTGCCTTTGAAGCCTCTGTGGTTCCCAGTGTGGTGATGTCGTTGTAGTTTAGTTCAGCAGTGGTAGCTGTAACGCCATCGAGAATGTTTACCTCTGCGGTTGTAGCCGTAACACCATCAAGAATATTTAACTCAGCAGCAG